TTTGCATATCCACCAGAGGGTCAATATGGTAGTTCAGGTACAGGCTCTTATGATGGTGGTTCAACAGGGATGGCTTCTACTGGTGGATCAAATTTTTCAAGTGGAGAAAATAATCCAAGTGGTAACAACAATAATAACAACAACAATAACAATAATAATAACAACAACAATAACAATAATAATGTTACTGTTCCTAAAAGTAGCTATGATACAGCTGGTATTGTTACTGGAAATATTGATGCTGAGGATGAATACTTAGCACCTGATTTAGATCATTATAAAGCTACACAAAAAGCTATTAAAGAATCTAATAAAGCTTTAGGTGACTTAGATCAATCTAATTACAATGATTGGACTAAAGAAGATAAGCAAGCTTATCAAGATGAAATGAATAAATTAAAAGGAACAGAAGATGTTAATTATTCTTTTTATGCTGGTAATGAGGGAACTGTAAATTTAAGTTTTAATGAAAACTGGAAAGACACTTACGCTACTAATCCTGGACTACCACCAACATTAAGATTTTTGGTAGCTGCTGGAAATACAATTAAACAAAATGCTACCACTGATTATGGTACAGGATATTATGGCGGTTATACTGCTGATGGAATGGGTAGTGGACAACCAGTAGATGGTGGTGGTTGGTTAGGTAGAATATTTAATTCAGATGGGAGTATTAATGAAAACATTTCTGAAAGCGAAGCAGAGTCAATTTATAATGAAGTACAAAATCAATTACCTTTTATAATTGGTGGTACACAACCACAAGACTCTATGGTTAATCAATATTTTGCAAACAATTCTAACAATTTAGGTATTTCACAAAATTTTATGAATAGCTATGATCAAGCAAAAGCAGATTTAGCTAAAACATTAAACATGACAACTAATGCTAGTCAGTTTGGCTACAATGCAAATATGTCATCAAGCAATATCTATTACAACTATCTAAAAGAACAAGGACTATTATAATGGCGGACTCACCTTTTAAAGGCTTACTATACTCACCAGAAGTATTAGGGGGTATTGGTTTATTAACTGCTGGTCTATCAGGTCAAAATCCTGGTGCAGCACTTCCAATGATTCAACAAGGTATGAAAACAGCTTCTATGTTTAAAGCTATGGAGGAAGAAGAAGAAAAAAGAAAGTTTAGAAAACAATTTGCTAGTCAAGTTCCAGAACAAGATAAAGCTTTATTTAAAGCATTTCCACTAGAATACATAAAAAATAAAAAGTTTCAAAAACCACAAAAGCCTAATTTAGTAACTTTAAAATCACCTGATGGTAAAGATATAAGAAGTTTAAATTTATCTAATCCTAATGATCAAAATACTTTAGAACAATTACTAAAAGAAAACTATACAGAGTTTAAACAAAATGTAACATCAACAGATGTTAGTGGTTTAAGTAAGGGTACTAAAACAAAAGTTGAAAAAGAACTGCAAGGTGCAGATAAACTTTTAGGTCAGTTACAAGCTACTCAAGCTATGTTTAAAGATGAGTTTTTAACTGTTGGTGGTAAAATTAGGTATCAAAAACTTTTATTACTTGATAAAGCCAATGTACCATTAAATCAAGATGATGCTGCATATTTAAGAAGCTACAGTACATGGGATCAAAATAACCTACAATACTTTAACCAATACAGAAAAGAAATTACTGGTGTTGCTGCTGGTGAAAAAGAAATTGCATGGTTAGAAGCATCTATACCTAGTTCTAAAGATACACAAACTACCTACAAAGCTAAGATGAAAAATCAAATTAGAATACAAACAGAGCTATTAGAAAAAGCTAAAGCATTTAAAGAGTCAGGTGGTACAGTTTATAAAATAAATGATAAAGGCGAAAAAGTTTATTCTGAGGGTTTTGGTAAATATCTAAAAAATAAAATAAAACCAAGTGGTGAATACTTAAATGAATTATTTATTTCTTATAAAGTTGATTATAATTACAAACCAGAACAAGCAATACAATTAATGAACATACAGTTCCCTAATCAAAACTGGGAAGAAATTTTACAAAAATATATAGCTGGTAAAACTGGAGGTAGTTTATAATGTCAGATTTTTTAAGTAATTATTATAAAACTATTGACGTTGAAAAAGAAGTAGAAAAACTTTTACCAACAGATGATAAAACTATAGATACAGAAAAAGTAGAAAACCAAGATATATCTATTATTGAGCAATCTTTAGATCCACTTTTAACTGCATCAAATAAATTTGTTGGTAGTGCGGTACAAATATTAGATTTACCCTTTATGCTTTTAGATGCTGTTGATACTGGTAAAGATATTGTCTTTAAAAAAATGGCTACTGCATCTGGTATGTCAGAAGCAGATCAAAATGATATTATTGAAAAAAGTAAATTACCAGTAAATATAGCTGAGTTTAGACCAGGTAAATATATTAACGACAATTTTTTAGGTGATGCTGCAAACTATGAGGCAAAAACAACTGTTGGTCAATATGCTGGTACTGCTGCTGAATATATGCCTTATGGATTATTAGCTAAAGCACCAAGAGCTAAAACTGTTTTAATGAGTACTGGTGCTACAAGTGGTTTAATAGATGAAACTGCTACACAAACTTTACAAAGTGAGGGTATAGGTACTGGTGTTGGTGTTGCTAGTAATGTTATATTAGATTTACTTGCACTTAAAAAAGGTAATCTAGCTGGCGTAATTGAGAATGTTTTGCCAGACCAAAAAACAATTAACAATGCAAAAAAAATACAAAAAGACGCAAAAAAATATGGTCTTGATATTACTACTGGTGAAGCAACAGAATCTGCATCTATATTAAAATTAGAGGGCTCTACAAATGCAAACCTTATAGGTAATAAAGTATTAGATTCTCATTGGAAAAACAGACCACAACAATTAAAAAATTATATTACTAACTGGGGCAAAGCAAATGGTTTGTTGCCTGACTCTGGTATGATTACAAGTAGTAGTATTAATGAACAAATTAAAAAAGTAGCTTTACAACTAGATCAACAAAGATCAAAAATGTGGCTTAAATCTGGTGGAGAAAAATTTAATAAAAGTTTCTTTGACTCACAATCTGTAGATAATATTAAAATAGAATTATTAAAAGTTGCTGAAAATGCACCTGATGATATTGCTAAGTATTTAACAAGACAAGCAAATGCTATTGGTAAATCAGATGGTAAAGGATCTGTCATAAATAAAATTTACCAAGATTTAAGGGATGGTGGAATACAATCTGCAAAAGGTGAAAACTTTACAGCTGCTAAAAGTTACGAAGAAGCTAAAGATGTAATTAAAAAATTATTAGTTACTAATGATGATTGGGTTAGTGCTAATAAAAAATACAGAGTATTTTCTGAAACTTTTGAAAAACCATTAAGTAAAGGTTCAGTAACAGAACTCTTTAACGATCTTAAAAAAGGTAGATGGATTGAAAGCTCTAAAACAAATGCAAATATTTATAAATATATTACATCACCAAATGTAAGACCAACAGATATACAAAAGTTAGCTACAGCTGTAAATAAAAGTGGTGTTGAGGGAGCTTGGGAAAATATAGCAAGTGATTTCTTTAACAATGCTTTTAACAAAGCTGCTATTGATAATATGAATAGAGGTTTAAATACTGGTAACAATTTTTATAATGCAATTTTAAAAACACCTAGAAACAAAGAAAACTTTACTGAGGTCATGTATCAATTAGCTTTGACAACAAATAAAAATGTTAAAAAATCTGATGTTAAAAATGCAGTAACATCTTTTGCCAATGTATTAAAAGCTAGTGGAGCTGGTGGTAAAGTAGGTTCCACAACTGCTACAAACATAGGTGCTAAAGAACAATTAAGTAAAACACCATTGGATGTATTAGAGGGTTTTGCATTAACTGGTATTAAAAAATGGTTTGGCGAAAGAGCATATAGTAAATCATCACAAGAAATTGCAGAGGCTTTAGTAAGTAAAGATGGTATTAATGCTTTTATTAATTTAGCTGAAAATTGGAAAAATAAAAACAAAGCTGTAAGTTTAATAAGAGCTTTAACTATTGGCACAGAAGAAGTAGAGTAATGCCTAATCAATCACAAAAAAATTCAGAACAGATTATAAAATTACAAGGTGAAATCAAACTCATACACAACAAGATTTCAGTAATAAAGGATAATCATTTAGCTCACTTAGATATTAAGGTGGACAATGTTTATAAACTTTTATGGGCAGTAGGTCTAGTAAGCCTAAGTTCCTTGATAAGCCTAATAGTAAATCTACTAAGCTAACAACAAATATCAAAGGCACAATTGGTGAGTACCAAGAAATAGTTAATTTAACTAAACAAGGTTATTGGGTGGCCAAAGCTTGTGATCCACAATGTCCATTTGATTTAGTTGCAGTTTCGCCTGATGGCAAAGTTAAATTGCTTGACATTAAAACTAATACATATCGCAAAAATGTAAAATCGTACCGCAGAAAAATTTGGCGTACACCATCTGCTAAGCAAAAGAAATTAGGTATTAAAATTGTAATGGTGGATCATGGTAACGAATTATGAAAAATTTAAAACTATCAGAAGATACAGGAATACAATTACCAGCAAAAAATCTTTTGATGATTGTAGCTGGTGCAGTAATTGCAACAATAAGTTTTTTTGAATTAGAAAATAGGATTGGCTCACTTGAAACAAGTAGAGAATTATTTCAAGCTGATCTATTAAAAAAATCAGAACAATTACCTACTGATCAAGAGCAATTTATGTTGCTAGAACATATAGCTTCCCAAGTAGAGTCTGTGCAAAAAGAAATGGAGCTCATGAGAAACAACAACGTAAATATTAAATACGCTATGAGTGATATTGAAAAAATTAAACATCAATTAGAAATTATAAAAGACAAAGTTAGAGCCAATGGAGGTCATTAATGGAGCAAATAGTTATAGCTTTATTAATGCTAGTTAATAATCAAATTAATGAAGCAAGATTACAACCAGATTTAAGCACTTGCCTAGCTGGTAAGAGGGTTGCCAATCGTAGCAATACTGGAACTAATGTTGAATACAGATGTATTAAATCAAAAGCAGAGCTAGAGAAAAACATTGATGGCTCTTATTCAATTAAAAAACTTATTTTAGAATAAAATGTTAGATAAAATTATTTATAAATTATTTGGTTATTTAGATTCTTTTGCAGATCACTTAGATAAAATAATATTTCCAAAACCTAAGAAAAGAAAAAAGAAATGTAAATCTTGCCATTGTGGTTGTCATTGCCAAGACGATTTACACATAAATAAATTCGACCAAGAACTTTGTAACTGTGAGGGTTGCCGGTGTTAGGAGTAGAATATGAGAGTATTAGAGAAAATAATCTTAGTAATAGAGTGTTTTTGCAGAAAAGTTTATTCAAAGGTTTGGTACTACCGAATTGTATTCACAAAAAATCTAAAGAGGAAAACTGATGTACGAAGAAGTAAAAGAAGAAATTAAACTTTGTGAGGGTTATGTAAATAAGATTTACCAATGCTCAGAGGGTTTTGATACTATTTTTTATGGACACAAAATTACACCTGATGATGATTATGAACATGGTATTGAATATACTAAAGATGAGGGTGAAAAAGTATTTGAGTCTGATTTTCAAAGAACACTAGAAGCTGCTGAAAGACTTATAGGTGATAGACCAATTAATAATACAGCTAAAGAAGTTATTATTAACATGGTGTACCAAATAGGTGAGGGTGGCGTATCTAAATTTAAGAATATGTGGAAAGCACTAGACACTAAAGATTATGGTGAAGCTAGTTTCCAAATGCTTGACAGTTTATGGGCAAAACAAACTCCAGCTAGAGCTGGTAAGCTTGCCGGTAAAATGAGAGCAGCAAAGGAGGTCTAATGTGGTTAAGTCTAGCATCTAAGTTAGTTCCAGGCATGATTAAAACTGGAATGAGTATTGCAGCAAACAGAAGAAAA